AACGGCTGAACCGGAGTTGGGACTTGAAATCCTTGCCTATACTTCAACAACGCCCCTGGAGATGAAGAATATTTTTCCCACTCGTCTTCAGGAACCGAACCTTCCTCATAAAGCCAACGTAGATTAGAACTTAAATTAGCATTATGGAGCATTATCTGATGAGATTTATTTATTTCTTGCTGCTTACCAACAAGAGGTGTAACAGCGCTCATAGCGTATGGAGTCCCTGTATATGTGTAAGGGAAAGGAACTATCGGATAATCAGCATTAGGTAAATAATATTCGTATAATAAAGTATCCCCCGCAACGCAAGTAACTTTTACTCTTGTATCATGAAATTTTACCGAATCAACAACAGCCCCTGAGAATTCTTCATTACTAATTAATAATTTATACTCATCTTCACTAACAACTTTATTCTCAACTTTTGACACTTCTTCAGTAACTTGAGCTTCCATAGCCGCTTGCTGAGATTCTATTGCCTGCTGAGTTTCCTTCTGAAGTTTCTCTAATTCAAGCATAGCCCTTGACTCAATAATCTCACCGTTCTCCAAAGACATCCTAATACTAAGTTCTTTTTCTTCAGCTGCGACAGCTAATTCTTTAACAATAGCATCCATTCTCTCCTCAACCATACCATTGATACGCTCCATTTCTTGAGGACTTGGAGGAACTCTCATAAATATATTATAAAATGGTAATTTCTCCTTAGCATACATCTCATAAAAATCTATAATATCATCCTCTTTACCATCAGGCAGATAAGCCCTAGAACCAATATCCTCAAACTGAACACTATCAGATGATGTAATATCTCTTAAACTAGCCGACCCAAATTGATTAACGGCTCCAGACGATTTCTTTATCTTAGACTTATGGTCTGGGAATAAATTAATTAAATGATTCTTAGGTAAGTCCTTTTTTACTATAATAAAAGAAGCATCTCTAAACAAAAAATCCCGACTCATAGGGTCAACATATACATCAAAAGGGTCGATAGATTTAAAAACAACTTCCCCCATACCCCTATCTTTATCAGCATCAACGTCAACCATCATATATCCAATACCTTTAGTAAAAGAATCTTGGACTACCTGAGAAAACAAAGACTTTCCATTAGATATATACCAACAATAAGAAGCTATATCAGAATGAATAGCTGCTATATCAATATCAGAACCCTCAACCCCTACAGCTTGCCATCTCGGATTATTTGCAGTTACAAAGAACTTCATCATTTCAATAGCTGGTGTTATTCTATTAATAACAAAGTCAGGCATACCAGCTTCCTGTAAATCATCTCTCTCCTGAGCTGTCAACTGGTCATTTAGAAAAAAATCATACCCTCTCTGGTTAATATTTCTCCACTTTTGTCTTTCATTACCCGCAGCCTTTTGCCAAAGGTCCTTAACTGCTTCAGCTTTTTTCTTATTACTTAATCTAGGCATTATCTTACTCCTAAAGGATTGTCTTGTTGTAACATATTCCCCATAGCCACATCTTCAGGTAACCCTCCAAACAATTCTTTCCATTTTTTATTTCTATATTTCAATTCAAATCTTTTACCATCTGCATGATATACTCTTTTATGAGATATATTTGGGTCTTTATTAATGACTACATTTTCTCCACTAAGATAAGCATTCATTGTAAAATGAAACATATCATTTTCTGACATTTCTCCACTCTCTTTTTTATATGGACTGGTCATTGTCTTATAACCAAGATTATACATGAAATCTGCAAGACCATATTTCTGCCTATCAGATATTTTGACCCAATCAAATCCACGATTACCAGCATATAACTCAGCATACTTTAATGATGAAGTAGCCTCTCGATGAAGAGCCTCTTCTGCCTTTTTCTCATCCCAAGACGTTCCTCCAACCCAAATATTTATTGTACTACCACCATGCTTTTTTTTCTGAATCTTTCCTTCTCCAATATCATTCTTACTAATTCTTGTCCCATATCCAATAGTCCATTTTCCAGCTGCGTCCAAATAAGGAACATGCTCACCATCTTTAATCACACTGCCCTCAACATCCTTTAAATACCCAATATATTTTTTCATCCAATTATTAGACGCCATAAACTATCTCCTCTTACCCCACTTTAAATCAAGAGGAACGGATATCCCAACATTCCAATCATAATTACGAAAACCTTGTCCTGACCTCATTTTCTCATAATTACCACTAATCATAGACTTCCCTACGGGAAATGCAAAACTTCCTTTAGTAAACGGACTAGCCCTAAGAGACTCTCCAACTCCACCAGAAAACTTCATCCCTAAAATATCATATATAGACTGCATATAACGTAAATCACTTTGCAATCCTTGGTCATATTTCCTCGAAGAAGAAGACCCTATCACTTTCATCTTACCAGATGGATACCTATTTCTAGTTACCTGATTCCACATTGTACTTGTTTTTTGATATCCTCCATCTAAGGCTCTACTCTGAGCTAAAGCCCTCATCGCCAAACTTGGACTTGAGGTAAAAGATGAACCAGGATAAGATGTAAAAGATTTAGGATTATTTGAATTTTCAGACATTATGCTACGACCCAGCTTTTAGCTTTACGCTTTGGTTTAAACCATTTTCTTTTACCTTCTTTTTGTTTCATATTAGGAGGAAAAGAGTGCACGGTTGAATAATAAAGAGACTCAATGGTGTCATCGTGAGACATTTTTGGGCCGAATGTAATAATTTCATTGATTAAATCAAACATATTTGTTCGTAAAAAGACTGTTCCCATGCTAAAACGACCTGAAAGACCTGAATATATACGATTTCTCTTATTTTGACCACCAGGTTTCTCGGGAATAACTGATATATCAAACCTATTTAACCTACGTCTTTCGTCATTTAGAGCCTGAAATATACTTCTATTCATAGCAACGTCCTCGACAGTTGCAGAAACACAATTATATTTACCATAGAGAGATATAATATAATCAACGACTCCACTACGTCCCAATATATTCCCAGTACTCGGGTCTTTTGACCCAATAGTCGGAATAGACCTATGCCTTTCATATTCAAGTACGTAGCAATTATTATTAACATCAATAGCGACAACCATAATAACACTAAAATCTGAGTGCTTTGTATCAATATCTGTAGCGGGGTCACATCCGATAAAAATATTGACTGGGACCTCCCTTGTTTCAAGTCCATCATCAATAACTATATAATTAATATCATCATCATTTTTATAATACCCTTCCCAATACCTTATGTGCTTTCTTGTCCATACAGCGTCCTCCTCGCTCATCACTTCCATCATATATTCCTGATAGAACTTTTGAGGCTGACCAGAATCAGCGTAGAACTTCTTCTTCTCCTTTATCTTTTTACTGGGAAAGAACGATGCCCAAAGAGGCGTTCCATCTGACTGCAATGCTTTATATGTAATTACCTCCCAGGCAAAATCTTCCCCATTTTTAATAGCTTTTGCATGCTGAGTAAGTAAATTGTTAATAAAGGAATCATAATGTACGGGAGTGCCATTAACACGGAGCCTACCAGTATGAGGCTCAAGCGCGGGATAAACAACAGCAGTGACAAGATTTGCGTTCTTATCTCTGGCCTCTCTTGTAATTGTATTTGCTTCATGCTCAAAATCATCCAATACTATCAGGTCATATCTCTTATGAAGCTTAGCACCACCACGAATACCAGCAACATTAGATTTACTTATAAGTTTACATCCATTAGTTAATTCTATGTCTTCTTCTGTCCATTTTCTCCCTCTAACCGCACCAAAATAATACTTTATTCTGTCATTATAGTCAAGGTGATGTTTAATGTAATCCATATTCCCTACTGAAAGCTTCTGAGTAGCTGATACCCATGCATAAAATAGAAAATCATCCCCACCTTTACAAAACAAAAAATCTTTCAATATAGAAGCTTTAGTAAGAACAGTCTTGCCATGGCCTCTCGGAATAATAATAGCTGCCTGTTTAGTTTCTTTATTATCTATAGCATCTGCTATCTCATAATGAAAAAATGGAGTTTCACTACGAAGAAAATCCTCAGGAAGAAATAGTTTCCCAAAAGATATTAAATCTTTGCTAGCTAGTTTTAATGCTTTCTCAGCATCTGACACAGACTGACTATTTATGTTCGGCATCTTTCTTCTTATTATCTATAAAATCTTTAAATCGTTCTTCATCTTTATTCATTTCCACATAGAGGTCAAAAGCTAACTCACTATTCTTTTGTCTTTCAACATAATTAGAAAGAGCATACTCCAACACTTTTATCCTATTAATCAAGTCTTTTCTTTTTAATCCTCTTTTCGTAACTACCATTATCTTTTCCTACCTCCTTGCCCCCTATATTTTTTATACTTATTTTTAGTCCCTCTACCAGAACCCTGCCTTGTCTTTTTTATTTTCCTCTTTTTCTTTTTTAAATCTCTACTACTCTGATACAGACTCATGAAGACACACTTCTTATCTGAGTTTTATAATCACCAATGTTTCTTTTCCCTCTAATATAAGGAGTCCCACATCTCTCGCACCTATAAACAGGAAACTTATTAGCCGAAGTTAAGTACACAGCGCTAGTCTCTTTCAAGTTTTTACTCCCACAACTAGGGCATATATCATCATCCATCAAAACTCCAAGGTTAGGATGATTATGAATATACGGCCTTATCTTTAAATATAACTCCTCTAAACCCATCACATCGTGCTTATTATATTCAACCATCTCATTTAATCTATCTTGATTCCCATTTTCACAATCAATCCATAACTGAAAATCTGTTGATAGCTTATTTTCCAACTGAAAATATTTTGTTAAGAAGTCTTGTTTATATGATGGTGCAAAAAATTCTCTCCGCGCAACCTTTAAAGTGTCAATAATCTTAAAAGGACTTGGTGGGGGCATGTCATGTGAAATAAATCGCCAACGGAGTTTTCTAAGGTCGAACCTATCTCCGTTATGTCCAATGACTATATCTGCCTCATCTAATAGTTTATAAATTGACTTAACAACTCTCTTGTCGTCTCTA